ATGGGAACTCACATACACCATTATGAGATGACTCCTGCTGATAATATTTTATATTTTCCTAACAACATTGATGTTAGACTGTGTCCTAAAAACGGCATGTCTTCTATCAAAGAACTTTATCGTATCTATCAGGGCCATGATGAGTACGTAGGCCGCAAATATAGAATGGNTTGCGTTAAAAACTATAGTTGTCAGTTTGAAATGCCCTTTAGAAAAAATAGTTATCGGATAGCAGTTAAACGTGACCCTGTAGACCGTTTTAAATCTGCATGTGAATATATTTTGGCCAACCAAGCGAAGTATATTAAATCAGGTCGTTTGAATGAACTACCGAGTTTAGATAAAGAGTTGGACACTGTTTTGGATAAGATTGAAGGTGGATTATTTAAAAATAATCATTTTTATACTCAATCTTGGTATATGAACAGTACGCATGATTATAATCTGATTGTTCATATTGACGAACTTTCTCAACTTATGGTATTCTTAAACGAATCTTCAGGACTTGTATTGTCTCCCGACCAGTTGGATATTTGGGATAATAAGACTTCCTTGAAAATGTATGGTGATGTGTTGACCGAACAACAGATACGCCGCATCAAGAAACTATACTGGCGTGATTATGAAAGCGGGTGGTGTAAAAATGAATATTAATAGTAGACTAAGTCCATTTGACTTTCTGAAAAGTATAAATGATACTAAAGTCAATCTCATTGACCAAGACCAAGATAATACCAAGTACTATAATGGGTTTGTCGTTAATAGGTCTCTGTCTTATTTTCCGGACACGGTATTCATGTCCAATGAAATGAACAGATTACATCACTTAGATGATAAGATGCAATACGACTTTCTTATAAATATTGTAAGGAAAAAGAAACGATTCTCTAAATGGGACAAACCTGAACAAAGAGCCGACATGGAGTGTATCAAGGAATATTTTGGTTACAGTGAACAAAAGGCGAAACAAGTTATTGGGCTCTTAACGGAATCACAAATAAAAACTATCAAACTAAAGGTAGCAAAAGGTGGAAGAGAATAATCTTGTCCAATGGAACTCTGATATGATGCTGGAAATCAGCCTATCGGAACCAGATGACTTTCTAAAAGTCAGAGAAACATTAACTCGTATAGGTGTAGCATCTCGGAGAGACAACACACTATACCAATCGTGTCACATCTTGCATAAACAGGGTAGGTACTTTATCGTCCACTTCAAAGAGTTGTTCTTGTTGGATGGTAAGAAGTCGAATCTAGAAACGTCTGATATGGAAAGACGTAACACTATCGCCACTCTGCTTGCAGATTGGGGACTAGTGGGAATTGTGAATAAAGAAGTAGCACGTGATTGTGCTCCAATGAGACAAATTAAAATTATCTCATTTCGAGATAAGTCTGAATGGACACTACAACCAAAATATAATATTGGGAATAGCTAAGTAGTATGTCAGATAATTATGGAATATTTGAGGATAGAGAAGAAAACATACGAACTAAAACACCATTTATAGGTCGGCTGCCATTTGATATGGGGTCGACTTATAACTGGAATGAATTTATGACTATGATGGATTCTCACCCGAACGACCTTTACGACCGTAATTCGGACAAAATGCGTATTGGACTAAACTCTTTTCACAGTCGCGGTAGTGCACCGGACTTTGCACGAAGAATTTATGAAGAGATGCAAGAAGTCTTTGCTTTACACGAAAACAAAATCACGAACATTGCGTTCAGTGGTTTCGGCCGGGCAAGTGGGTCATACCCTTGGCACAAAGATTCTATGGATGTGTTTTTGGTTCAGGTTATCAGCACGGTTGGTTTAAAGGTGGAAGGTATCGACAATAACGAACCTTTCGACTTCGAGCCAGGGATGTACGCATACTTACCCCGTGGAACTCACCACCAAGTATTCCCAAGAGAATCTCGTGTTTCATTCTCATTTGGTGTAGAGGGTGACCCAGACCCTTCAATCTATTACTAATCACTCGTTGTGGTTTATTATAAGAAGACCACGACGATTGTTTCTTGGATATCTTACAGAGATATCGAAGATAATTAAATAAAGTGATAATATTTCACTTTTCATTCTTATAATTTGTATATATAGTACCGGATGTGCCGATGGTCGGGCATCCTTTTAAACTTGCTAAATAATCTAGGAGTTAACAACATGACATTAACAGCAAAACAACTATTTCCGCGTTCGGCATTTGTCGGTTTTGATACCATGATCGATGAATTAGACCGTATCTCAAGGCGCTCGGGTGATATATTCCCCCCGCATAATATATTAAAGACGGGGAAGGATCAATACCTAATCGAACTCGCAATCGCTGGTTTCAGCGAGGATGAATTAGAAATCGAAGTAAAGAACCGAACACTGACCATTCGAGGGCAGCACAAAGATACAGGAAGAGAATATATCCACAAGGGTATTTCAACGAAGAAGTTCGAGCGGCAATTTAGGCTGTCGGAGTATGTTGAAGTAATGGGAGCTGATTTCAGTCAAGGACTACTTGCCATTAATTTGGAAGTCATAATACCTGAAAGTCAGCGGCCTCGTAAAGTTGAAATCAATGGGTCTCAAACATTAGACTCGCAACTATTAAACGAGGAGACAATTAATGCAACAGATAAAGGCCTACATGGCTAGACGTGATTCCGAAGACCTAGAAAGATTAGGTTTTATGGGTATCACTCTAGTATGTACCGTAACTGTAGTACTTTGCATAACATCTATTATGTAAATAAATAGGAGGAGTACACGCGATGTGTCTCCTCCTTTTTTATGGGTAAAAAATGAAAGCAATACAAATTGTTATGAAAGGTAATGAACGGTCTGAAGAGTATGCCTATCTCTCTCAACGTTCCTTTCAACGTGCCATCGATGATGGCTACATCGACTCCATCGAAACCTTCGATGCCATAACACCAGAAATTCCCGATTTTCAAGAACATGTAGATAAGTACAAATGGTCTAAAAGTCTTATGCTTGCAGACACTCTTGGCCAAAACCCAGATGATCACTCCCCTACAGAAAAGGCGGGTATGTGTTCTCACTGGGAACTTATGCGTCAGCAGGGAGAGTCTGACGAGAAGTTCTGGATTATGGAACATGACACTTGGTTACTCGAAGAACGATACGAGTCCTTCAAACTACTCTCTGAGTACGCAGAGAACACACTCTACGCGAATATAGGATTGTTCATGGGTATGTACTGCATGGACAAGAGTTTCGCGCACTGGGGTCACTATATGTTAACACAGAAGGATTTCCCTATCAACTGTGGCCCATACTGTGTTCTCCAACGTCTTTTCAGAACATTCACCACTCGACACCTAGAACTCCCTGAAATAAATTATTACGGAATTCGTAATACCGCCTTGCATCCTTGGACTGGATGTGATACAATAGGCGTAGGACGTGACATTGGAGTTTACTTCAATAAACGAGATAAACACAAGACTGGTATTCCGACACCAACTACTCAGTTGATTTCAAAACGTTTGTCTGTGACCCAAGAGCATCACGGATACAGTGACAAAAACCAAGATGAACCTTGGACTAGACACAAGTTTTTTAAAGTTATTGATTGACAGGGTCGTTATATTAGTGTATAATGTGTCAACTGAATGAGAGATTTATTATGATTCTAAACCAAACTGATGCAATATATGCTGCAAACATCTTCGATGAGTTCTTCGGAAGTTTCGATCGTATTGACGAATACCAACGTTCCATAAAGATGGATAGGATGAAAACTTTCCCTGCTTCTTTGCCGGGCATGGGCCCTGAGACAGATGTCTTCGATGATTTCAACATCCACCCAAACGACATGGAGTTCTCTATCTTCGAGTGTCGACAAGACCAGTTCATGACCTACATGGAGATAACAACTTCCGCTCCAGTCGAGTCGTCAATCCCCGGCAAGCAACTACTTTACATGGTCAAGGAGAAGAACACCGGACAGATATTCGGTATGATTCGTTTCGGTTCTCCTACCATCAACTCTCGTCCTCGCAATGAGTGGTTGGGTGCACCTCTCGACACCATNAATCCAGACGTGATGCATCGTTTCAATAAGTCCGCTATTATGGGATTCAATATCGTTCCTGTACAACCAGCGGGTTTCAATTATTTGGGAGGAAAATTATTGGCGGCCATCTGTTGTTCTCATCAAGTTCGTCGTGCGCTTAACAAAAAGTATGATGCGAACATATGTCTTTTCGAAACAACTAGTCTCTATGGGTCTACTAAGTCTTCTTCCATGTATGACGGTATGCGTCCGTTCCTACGTCATAGTGGTTTGACAGACTCTAACTTTGCTCCACTTATCAATGATGAAAAGTTCCGGTCTCTCAATGATTGGTTCAAGCAACGCAACGAAGGTGACTATCTTGTTCCCGCTGACGCGTCGTCACGTAAACTCAAGACTCAGACAAAGATGGCATCTATCATCAAAGCGTCACTGAAGGGTGTGGATGATAATTCATATAATAAGTTCTGTCAGACAATTGTAGATGCGAAAGGATTGACAGAACGTAAGCGTTCGTATTATAGTACGTATGGTCATGAGGCCCAGTCAGTCAAGGACTACATGAACTTGAAGACCGACGAAATCAAACCATCAGAAAACTTTGACAGATTCGAAGTTGAGAATGTTATTGAGTGGTGGCGCAACAAAGCGTCTAAACGATATGAGACTCTCAAGTCCGAAGG